CTTTGGAACCCACTTGCCTTCGGCTGATAGTACGAACCAGTTTGTCTCGCATTGCTCGCCTGAATTAAGAGTCTTCATGCAGCTCATGCCGTAGTAAGAACGCCCGTTCTTCTCGCCTTCTCGCACTACACGATCACCGTGCTTACAGTGCCAGGCATCGAGGGCATCAGGCGTAACCGATGGCGTGGCCCATGGATCGTATTGCTCCTGGTCAGTCTTTTTGATTGTTGTGACCGTGGCCTTTGGAGCTTCTTGGCGATTGCGTATTTCATCGGCACTAGCAATCTTCTTTGAAGCTAGGCCTACTGCAATGGCGCACCTACCCCAGGCACTGGTTTCAGCGTTCATCAGTTCGCTGCCCTTTGTGTATGGGGTGCGACCCGGTACTTCCTCCCAAGCACACGCGATGGCTGGGCACGGATCAAATGGGTCACGATAGAATGCTGCCGTGTAAGCAATATAGGTAACGCCGCCAATCTCTACAATTTTAAACGGCTCAGATGGGTTGGCTGGTCTAAATACACCTTCCGGGTAGATCTCTTTGGTCTTGCGCATGCGCTCAGCTACATCGACATAATCATCCATGTTGAAACTCATAACATCATCCCTTCATCTACGGCTCGCCAGATAATGCACTGGTTGCCATTGTTATTCTTGCGTGTCAGGCCTGAGTCAATAATGAAACCCTGGCATTCTAAAGACTTTCGCAAAGGTCTAACCGAGTTGCCTGGGATAGACAGGATTGCCTCGATTTCTTGATCCGTGGCTCCTCGCAATCCGGCCCTAATCAGCAGCTCGTAAATCTTTAGGCGTAGTGATCCAGTCTCTGGATACTTGCGGATTGCCGCATCGATGGATGTGCGCTTAGCCTTCCGTGCGATTATGACTGAGTTATCGCTGACTGCTGGCGGCTTCACGCTTGCCCACGGCCTTCCCTAAGTCGAACCCGGCTCTGTGCCCTTGATCTAGGCCTATCTCCCTGCCCAGCAAGTAACCTGCAATCATTGGCAAGCCTAGAACTATGACTGATCCAAGGAATACACCCGCATCAGATAAAGTCGAAAGAAAATCAATCACTTTAAATCCTCGCTTTCCATTCTCCAGAAGGTTTGAATCGTCTTGTCCATGTCGAATCGGTAGTGCCCGCCAAGGGGCTTATATGCGGTGATCTTCTTATCGCGTACCAAGCGGCGCAAAGTAGCTGGTGTCACTTCTAAAATTGCAGCCATTTCCGTGGTGCTTAAGTATTCAGGTTCCATGATGCTCACAACGCATTCCATGATCCGGGATAGTCGGTCAGGATTACGACTTCGCCCGTGCCAATATCAAAGGCTGCTTCATGAGCTTCAGCAATTGACTTCAGGAATGCCGCAGCCAGAATGTAATCCGCGTAGGTATCAACCCAGTGGGCAAACGCCCAGGCGTAAGAAATCGTGGTGTTGTCCAGGATTGGCTCAAAGCGACCTGCCTTGCTTTCCCAATCTTTGCCCCACCGCATCGAGGTTGTAGTCAAATGCTCAAAGTCGTTCTGAGTGAGTTCCAAGGTGATTTTCATCGTTGGATACTCTTGACTGAGCAATCGTCACAAACCGCCCAGGTCAGTTGATTTAGAGTGATTGGGCTAGTAAATGTAAAAACCTTTGAATAAGGCTCTAATCGGTTGCAGTATTCGCATTTCAGAGTTTGTGTTTTTGCTGACATATTAATCACCCGCGATTTCATCGAGCAATTCAGCCAGTATTGGATCAAGCTCTTTTGCTACTTTGTTTAGCTTCTCTTGTAAGGTTTGAGACATGTGAGGCCCTTCGTGTATATCGCCGTGTTGCGATAAACCCAGCATACACGATATGTACGAGATGTACAACATCTACAACATCTACGGCGTTCGGCGTGTCTAACGCTCCAGGAGGATGGTGTAGATGTGGTCTAGGCGGGCTTCGAGCCTATTTACCTGCTCCTTGAGACTATGCCCGTTCGCCTTGGGCCCTATTTCGGCCATGATTGAGCGCACGATAAACCTGACGGCTGCGTATAGTCCAGACAAGATGGCCATCACGCCTACGATGACGGCCACCCATGCCTGGAGTTCCATCTTACTTCTTGCTTACGGTTATGGCTGCATCCTTAGGATCAACGGCGCGTAGTACCGGGCCTATGAAGCCTGCTAGGAGGGCGTTGAGCAGCACTTTAGGATCCGTGATGCCCGCTAAATAAAGAGCTGCTACTGAAGCCAGTGATGCTCTGAGATACGACAAGGCCGCCGTTTTGAGTTGTGAGTTCATTTCTTGTCTCCTTGTATTTTCTTAATTAATGCCTCCGCTTTGGCTGCACTAATGCTTATCTCGAAGTGCATTTCATCCTTGCGGTGCTTGTAATCGCCTCCCCAAATGCATCCGTACTTGTGAGCCAGGGCCCTGATCATGGGAACCTTAAGTGGATCAAAGGTATTGGTCTGGCCTAAAGGGTGCTTAGAGGCGTTTAGATCTAGGGCCGTGCCGGATGAGTGATTGCTTAGCTTGGTGGTTTGCCCCCGGATTGGCCGGTAACAATATCCCCAGTCATCAAGTGATCCAACATCCAAGGGTTCAATCAGCTCGTGGAATTCGGCAGCTAGCCCGATCAATAGAGGTGCGACCGCTTCTGCACAACGCAGCTTGATTGCCGTGCCCGGTACTGGATAGGACTTTATCCCTATCTCAGCCTGATCCTTCGATGCTGGCCAACCATTAGCACTTGTCTCCATTAAAGGCCAAGTGCCTTCAAATCATCAATGGTCAACCCAAGTGCGCCCAGTTTGGCCTTTGCTTCTTCTTTTAATTTTGCTTGATCTAAATAATCTTGTTTGCGTTTAGCAGCAAGTTCCTGCTCTATAAGAGAGGTTTTGTATTCAGCATCAGTCATTTCTCTATCAGTGACTTCATTTGTTTCTGTGTTGTGTATTCTAACTGTTGGCTTTGGCATTATGAGACTCCATATAGTTTGATTGTTCCAGCGTCGAATGTGTAAGGAGAAGTTAATTTGAATACTATGCTTGAAATAACTGCTGATGAACCTACTGTTACCGTGCTTCTTAATGTACTAACTCGCGAGGAAGAAGCGTGAAGCGAACCAACACTTACATCAACAACTTTGCGAATTGTTGAATTAGCATCGTAAAGAGTTATATTTGAAAAATTGTCACTGCCTGTTCCAAATCCATCAGTGCCTGTTAAATTAAGAAAAATACCGTTGCCTCTTGCATAATTAGTGTATGCCGTGCCTTGGTTAGAACCTTGTGAGGCAGGTACATAAGCGGTTGCGCCTGTTTCACCATTAAGTTGGATAAATACATCAACATCATTTGAACAGTCAATACTCTCTGCAAATAACACCAAATTCTTGTAACTATTAGCAGCGACTGAAATCGTTGTGCTTGCGCCTGAAAGTGTTGTAGTGCTTATCAAAGTCATACCACCACCGCTTGCTGGCGTAGCCCAGCTGGGTATGCCGCCTGCAACGGTAACTACCTGGCCTGTTGTGCCAATACCTAAACGGGCAGGTGTTGAACCACTAGAACTATAAACCATGTCGCCAGTTGTAGTCATTGGGTTAGTCATGCCCGTTGTATCTAGGTTAGTCCAGGCACTGCCAGTGTAATAAGTGGTCACATTTGTGTCTTTGAGGTAGGCAAACTGCCCTTCTTGCGGTGAGGTTATAGCTGCATCTCGCGCTGCTGCTGAGGCAAACACCAGCACGCCTTGCATGAGGTAGCCGTTAGTATCTGCCGCCGTAAGTACCTCACCAGTGGTAAAGGTCTTAAAGCCTAATCCTGCTGCCATTTCTCCTCCTTAGTAACTCAAAACACTCTCGTCAAGAATACCTGACAAAGTGCTATTTAGAATGAAACCATCAATTATGGGTTCAAGTGTCGTCATTTTAACTCGCCAAGAATTTGGCGTGATTTCCATGTGCTTGCCAAATACTTGAAGGGTCTTGGTTAGTGTTGTTCCCCCTGGTTGATTGGTTGTGATTGTCACCGGGTCAAAGTAATCAAGGTCAAGGGCTGCAATTATCCCTGCATCATAATTGGCCGTGTATAGATCCAATTGGATTTCATCGCATCGAACGCTTGTCTCAGCTCTTGAAGCAACAT